CCACACATCTTGATTCAGTGTGTCGTGATATGCTATGCTACCTTTGGTTAAGTCTCTAGCTCTCATTTGTTCCCCCAAGGCCTTGCTATAACATTTAATTCTTTTTCTAATTGTGCTACAGTATTTTTAACAGCGGTAGTATCAGCATTTTTGTTAAATCTTAGATACCAATTACCATTTTTAGATTGCTTTAACCCCATACCTTGTAATTGTTGCGGAGTGAAGCTTTTTATACTTTTGTTAATATCAAAGAAAAACAATATATCATTGGATTGATCATAAGGTCTACCTTCAAATATAAAATCGTTAGCTCTCATTATATTCTCTTATTTAAAAATTGTCTATACCAAGCACCTGTGCCGGGTAATGTTGCGTCTTCTGGTAAGGTTAACTTATCACGCTCAAATGCGTCACGTGCATCTTTTACTAGTTCTTCATAGTCTGGACGTGCTTTAATCTTCTTAACGATAGTTTCTACGCTACTCATGTCAGCGGTAGTGCCACCTAATAATTTCTCAGCTATCTCTTGTGGGTTTTTAGTGATAATCTCATTGGTTTCACGGTCCACGAGGCCGTTTTTGTATGACCATTTCATACCTTGTGCTTTGGCAATGCTGGCTAACAATATAGCACGATGTACACCTTTGTAATCACTATCACCTGTGTTAAGTGCGAATTTTTGAAACTCTGGATCACCAAACATAAAGTCTGTTTGTACGTATCCGTTTGATTTGTCACCTAGGATAGGAGTTTTAACGTGTACGCTATCACCTGACTTTTTGATATCTTCTGCTTTAACTCCACGCTTTAATAATTGCTGTATCAATACATCTTTGGTGATCTTTGTTTCGTCGATGCCTAGATCTAAATCACCTGAGGTTTCTTTACGACCAGTTGAGCCTAGCATATTATCTACTAGACTAAGTCCTGTTAGTTGTTCTAACCATTGCACAGTTGGCACGACATTTTCTCTGCTAATACGAGTAGTAGCTGATTGACCATCAGCTAGTTTAAATACATTGCCACCTTCTAATAGAAACATTATTTTTTTCCTGGCCAAAAGCTAGTTGATTTACTAATATAGTCAGGAGCATTTTTAATGGTGCTGTTCACTCCCTTCATCAAATCGCCAACAACATTACTAGATTTATCAACTGATGCTTTTTTAGCTGTTTGTTTATCTTGTTGATTAACTAGACTATCCAATTCACTTTCTTGAACTTCAAGTTCTTTTGCTCGCATATCTTTACCTTTAGAATAAGAATTTTTTAACTGAGCTGCTACTATGTCTAAGCTGTCTTCATCTGCTTGATACTTAATACCAATACCACCTTTAGCACGCCAATTAGCAATATTACTGCCACGGTCATCTATTAGAATATTAGGACTGCCATCTGCGTTAACAGCATAGCGTTCTTTTTGGGCTGTGATAATTATTTCACTTGGTTGTGGCGTTAAATTCTTTTTAATCCACTCACGTTTCCATTTTTCGCTATTAGCAAAATCACCACGTAGGGGACTAGAGCAGATATTATAAACTTTACTGTAACCTAATGCTAGTTTAACCAAACTATCCGCTGTGGAAAATTTAGGCAAACGAGAAAAGAAATCAGTACCTACCATCTTATCTAATGTAGGATCAGCTTTTGCTGGTGGAATATCTCGATAGCTACCGCTGGTAATTCCAGCTAGTTTAGCATATTCTGCAAAAAAGTCTGCTAGGACTCCATCCATATCTAAATAGATTTTAGTGGTTGCTGTTGCTTTGGGCTGTGTAATTTCAAAAATATTCATAATTTACTCAATCTATTACATATTTATCAACTTTTACTTTAACTAAATATCTGTGCATGCTAGAAGATCTTAAACATAATTTAACAGATTATAACCAATTTGTCAATTGGTTCAAATCCTACGCTAATACTGATATCAGCACAGCTGAGCCATGGACAATACGTGAAGCTCTTAGCTACTGGATTAAAACTCCTAAATATCAAACAATAAAGCATATAAGCAAAAATATACTTGCCAACAGTCCTTACACATGGAATCAGCTAAATTTATTAGATCAAGCGTTGCTGATACGTAAACTTAGATACCATGGATATGAAGTAGAATCAGTTAATGTTTTGCCTACTTCTGTGCAGGAATTTCACAAATTACTTAAAGAAATCAGTCTTAAAGAACAATTAAAAAACAAATGGCATGATTGGAATATATATGGACGTATATATGACGTGTTTGACAATTACCTTTGTTTAACAACCATAGTTATTGGATTAATTTACTACAATAATTTTACGTTGTTGTTAGCAGGACTAGCAGTAACTTGGATACTATGGGCATTAACAGAAGTAATCAAACACGAGTATCTCGAGCATAGATATGTAGTACCAAAAAACACAATTATAAGATATCTGTCGGACTTGATTTTATACGCTGTTACTCCAAAAATTTACTTAGATAAAGCGCAGGCAGTGCGTGAACACAATTATCATCATTTGTACTGGAAAAGCGAACGTGATGAATTTATTAAAAAAGTACGCAGTGCATTGATTCCTGGATTGGATGATCCTATGTTTTTAAATCGCCCAACCTCTGAAAATTTAAACAAACTACTAGCAGAACATCAACAGGGCAAGTTTTTAATCAAGTATCTAGTAGAACTAAGAGTATTATTTGCTGTAGGGTTTGTCGCAGTGTTTGGCTTAGAATATTTTATATTTCTAGTATTGCTACCAGTTATATTAAAAACAGTCATGGAATATCAACACGATTTATATATTGATAGGTTTGGGGAAAAGGACTACTGGTGGACTTGGCCCTTGACACTTAATCAGGCTTGGCATTTAGAACATCATCGGACATTTAAGCGTAAACCTGTATCTTGGGATGAAATATTTAGAGGACCTAGATTATTAAAATATCTAAATCCTCAATATTATTTTTTACGTCTATTGTTTAGACTAAAATCAACCAGCTTGTCTAGTTAAGTAATTAGCTCTAACTTTTTTAGGTTTAAAGAATTCATTTACAGTATTGATTACTGTGTCTATTTCAAATGATTTACAACTAAACACATCAAGATAAAGATCGCCCGAACTATCAATAAAATGTGCTACGATAGTACTGGTTACAATTATCTGAACAGCAGTAAGACCTGCTTTGTCAGGAAATTGTGCAGCAGTGTATTCAATATGTGGCTCACCAATTGGCAACATATCGATACGTTTTAATAATTCTTCTATAAATTTACGTACATGTGTTTTACTTTTAATTGATTCTCTATCGCAATCTGCACAATCTAGTGTCAGATGATACCCCCAGTATGTACTAGTCATTATTGAGCTCTCCCACATTTTGCTCGTTTGGCATTTGTTAATGCACCATAGTCTACCCACCACTCTTTACCAGGTGCTAGTTCTATTGCTCCTGCTGGATATTTATAAGTTATTCCAGATGCCGCTTGTATTTGTGCTATGGGTTTTCTAAAACTTTTTAAATCGTTGCCTAAATTAGGATAAGGTGCTACGTGTGGAAATTGCCAAGCTGCTATTTCTTTTGTTTTTTGATTGATAACAATTTTGTAGTAGCTGGTAGGTACTCGTACACCTTTACCAATAGTTTTATCTGCATCTGTGTAGATAGCACCACTGATAATAGTATAGTTGGCATTTTGTTGTACTACCCACCCACGTGTAGCAGTTTCTAAAAGTTTCCAAACACCACGATTTAAACTTCCTGCTTGTGGAAACATATTAGTCATTAGGAAACTTTCATATTCAACTTGTTGATCCCAACTCTGATCACCGTCGGGAGAGGCATGACCTCTATCAAAACCTGTGCCATTATAATCATCTGGTACCGGACCACCAGCAATAGATTGATCAGCTACAAAGGCATTGGTGCGTGGAATACAGCCTAGTGCTTTTACTGGATCTAATGTCCAACTGACATTGTTAGGAATTTTGTTAGCAGGATCGTATGCTACCAAATAACCTTGTCGGCAAATTAGAGTTAGTTTTTTAGTTGTAGTTTCAAATCCATACGGAGCATGAACTTGACAAGTTTGTAATGCCTGCGGTGCACGTTGTGTCCATGCATAGGTATTAAAGGAAACTAATACTGCTAGCAGTGCTACTATTTTTTTCATTGAAAATCACCTTTTAAAATCTTAATTATACTCTTGAACCTTTGATAGTTCCCACATTTGACCAAGTAACCAGTGTGTTACCATAAACAGCAGCACCTGCGGCACCGCCTAAACTACTACCATAATCTGCATATACATTACCTGCAGCACCTGGATTACCACCAGAATTATTTCCAAATGTTCCGGAACCGCCAACAACAAGATTACCAGTTAGTGCAGATCCTGTAGATATACCTTCAGTGTCTCTACCCGGGGAACCAGAAGTACCTGCTCGAAGTCCAGCACCACCACCACCTGCATAGGTAGCTGTTGGGTGTTTACTTGTGGCAGTAGCTAGTCCGTATCGAACAACACCCGCACCACCACCTCCACCACCTTGTATAGTGCCTCTATTATCTATAGTAATTCTAGAATCTGTTTGTAATCCAATACCACCATCTTGACCGTTTTGTAATCCAGTACCACCTTGTCCACCTGCACCTGCAATTATACCATAGTTGGTTATGTTGATTCTATCACCTGATCTAAATCCTGCAATCAATAGTGCCGGCACTGAAGTTGAATCACTACCAATTTTAACATTTGCATCTATATTTAGATTAACAGTGGTTTTTCCTGGTACATACCCTCTAATACTTGCTTCGCCATATAAATTATAGTTTAATATTTCGCTGTACAATGCAAGATTAATTGTTGGTCCTGCTTCGACGCCCCCTGGACTTGAAGAAACTAAATCACTGACTATAGACCCACCAGCACTAATAGCCTTCCATTGATTACTGTCTTTAATCCACCCTTTGATAATTCTTTTCCACCCGCTTACCATAATTGGTTGATCATAACTGACAGTTACATACCCTCTTTGTTCTAGTGTAAAGTTGATATCGTAGTAACCTTCACCGCCAGAAGTATCATAAATTTGTCCTGACATTATGTAACTAGGAGAAGTTGGTTGTGCTGTGACAGCTGGTCCTTGTGCTCGTCCACCACCACCAGCTAATACTCGTACGCTATTGAGTACAGTATTAGTAGCCGCTGGAGTCATAACAATGGTCGAACTTAAATCGCCATGCCATCCTTCGTATGTATAGGATAAAGTTAGGCCATTGGCTGCAGCAGTAGCCTGTTGAGTAGAATTGTTGCCTGAAGTTGTTAAGATTATAGCAGTTGCGGCAACTACTTGTATATCCATACTAGTTAAATGATCTACATTACCTTTGTAATCAAAAACTTTTTTACTATAAGCTGGAATAGTTAGCGTACCTACTCGACTTGGAACACCATAATCACCTAATTCAATATTAAGATTTTGCCCTGGAGTTACAGATAATGATTTTGACTCTATACCGCTGCCGGTAGGATAACTTACAGTAAGTAAAGTCACTCCTGCAGGTACTTTAAATACGTTACTGCCTAAGGTATTAAATGATTGACTACCAATTGCTGTACCTGGTGTAGGTTCGCTGGTTTTAACATAGGCGTCTGTAATTCGTTTCCAACTGTTACTTTCTTTGATCCATCCAGTAAATTCTCTAGTAAATACCAAAATTACTGCGCCTGGTGTTCCTGGATAACCTCGCTTGCCTCCAGGATACAGCTCATCTGTTAAGCCACCTGGAGTTCCAGATTCACTACCAGGATCAACTATGGATTCAA